TAGAGGAAAATCGTCAGCCTCAATAAAGGGTGACATGAACCGCTTCCACGATGATTATTATACTTGCAAAAGCTTAGTCGAGGACAATACAAGTTACGTTTTCGACAAAAGCAAAGTGGTATATAATTCAATTCGTTGGAGGGTGTTGTGGCTCAGTCCTAAAGTAAATACCAGAAAAGATTTTATCAATCGGTGTTTAGAGGGTCGTGGATACAACGTAATCAATAAATAATAATAGGAGATATTATGCAAGGAATAATAGATAAAATTTTTGATAATACAAAAGATGGAGTACCTAATTACTCTATTGATTTGATTGATGGAAAAAGGCTTTACGC